GATCCAAGCTGCTGTCAGGGGTAAGAAGAACCGTAATGCTGCTATGAACAAAAAGCGTGCGGAGTTTACAGAACTTGCGAAGAAGACGAAGACAAACTTCAGCAAGAACATTGCTGCTATGAAAAATATGAAAAATGCGTTCAAGTTGAGGGGTCGGATTGAGGGTGCTGTTCGTAAGAATAAGTCTGCCGAAAACGCGAAAGCTTTGGGTGGTAAGGCGAGGGTCAATCCCTTATTTGAGGAAGTTACCCCCAAGCCTCCAAATGCACCCAAACCTAACAAGCCTTCTTTCAGGGCCATCGTCCAGAAAAACAAGGAAAGGAGGGTTATGAATGCAGTCAAATTGGCTGGGAAAAAGGTGGAACTTTCTCGTGCTTCTGGCCCCGACCGTGTCAAGATGGCGAGGAACCTGGCACCAAAGACTCAAGAGAATGTCAAGAAGGTTGCCAATGTTGTGAAGGTGTTCAACCGTCAAAGTGCAACGAGTGCTATAAATCGTCTCAAGAAGTTGACACCGGCTGAAAAGACTCAGTACAAGGGTAAAATAGGTCGAGCCAGTACAAAGAATGAGATTAGAGACATTCAAGAGAGTGCAGTGAGAGTGGACGCTCGCAAAAAGTTTGAAGAGGACAAGAAGAAGGAGGAAGAGCGCAAGAAAAAGGCTAATGTGGAAGCTGAGCGAGTACGAAAACTCAGTGAGAAAAAGAAGATTCGTGAAGCCGCTGAGAAGTCTGCCGCGTCGGCGAAGAAAATGCTCACGGAGACTGATAAGATGAAGGCGAAAGCCAAGGCTGACAAGGCTTTCAATGACAAGCTTGCTGAAAAGAGGCGACTTTTGAGAGAAAGAGAAGCTAAGTCGGAACCCAAAAAGCGAAAATCCAAGAAAAAATAATGAACATTGACGACGATTGCACCGTAGTGACAGATATGCCTCTCAGTGATGAAGTTGCTGACTTTATCGAAGCTGGTCTTCATAGAGGAATGACGAAAGAGGATGTGGAGGAATGGTGTGACAACAATTTAGATGAACTTGCAAGTATATATGAGAAGTATCGGAGTACGTACTTGTCATATGGACAGGCAGATATGACTCTATTTTTCGCACAGACGATTTATGAGAGAGATGATATGGGAGATATGATTAGTCAGTTTGTAGCCTTTCAATAATTACAATTTAAAGAAATAATCGTCCTTTAATTTAATGGGTAGTTGTGATGTGTGTTGTGAAAAATTAAACAAGATAAATCACAAAGAAGTCAAGTGTCCTTTTTGTGATTTAACAAGTTGTCGTTCATGTTCTCAGAGATACATCCTGGAATCTTTTGAAGACCCACATTGTATGGGATGTAAGACTCATTGGAATCGTGAATTTGTAGATTCATTCTGTACCAGGTATTTTCGAAATACCAAACTAAAACGTCACCGAGAAGATGTTCTGTTTGAGAGAGAGAAGTCTCTCATGCCAGAGACACAACCCGAAGTTGAGCGAGTAATACAAATGCGTAGAATTCGTACTATCATCCGACAACAAAAGGAAAAGCTTATGGAACTTCATGCAAGACATAGGGTATTTGAATTAGAGGGCCCTATACCCCGTGAAATCCAAGTGCTTTACAGGGAAATGGAGGGTACATATAGACATTTAGACCAGTTACGAAACGGTGGATCATTTATGGATTCTGAACCAAGGCGTTTTATACGTCAGTGTCCAAGAGAAGAATGTAAAGGTTTTCTGAATGAAGAATGGTACTGTGGTTTATGTGAATGTAAATACTGTAAAGAGTGTAATGATCCATTGGTACCAGATCATGTGTGCAACCCTGAAACTGTAAAAACGATGAAACTTCTCAATAAAGATAGTAAGTCGTGTCCCAAATGTGGTACAGTCATCCACAAGACGAGTGGGTGTGCTCAGATGTGGTGCATTTCATGTCACACAGCTTTCAATTGGCGAACGGGTGAGATTGAGACTGGTCGAATACACAACCCACACTTCATAGAGTTTAAGAAAAAGACGATGATGTCTCGAGAACATGGAGATATTCCATGTGGTGGTACCCCTTCATTTAGAGAATTACGTGAAATGGGTGCCACAAATGAGATACTCCAATATTCATTATTTGTACATCAAATAGAACGAGAATTAGTCTATATAGATACGCGACCGATAGACAATACCCAAATACGAGTTGTCTACATGTTGAACGATATTACTGAATATGAGTTCAAACATTATTTACAGCGTCAAGAGAAGTACGTGGAAAAAAATCGAGATCTTTCAAACATTTTTGAAATGCTCGCCAATACAGGTGGGGATTTTCTTAGACAGTATGTTCTTGAACCAGAACGACATGATGAAATCATCGATCTTTTACAGAAGATTGTGGACTATGGAAATGAAATTTTCGATTCAATCCGTAAACGCTATAATTGTCGACTTCCCAGAAATATTTATGTGTGAGTACATTAGGATGTTACTTTTGTTGTTCATCATCATTATCGTCATCTACATATTACCCAGATACAGAAGCCCTAAGGTGTTCAAAAACTTTTTGACTGATGATGAATGTCGGCATGTAATACAGAAAGCAAAGGGTGATTTGGGAACATCATCTGTGACAAATGAAAAAAAGGTGGATGAATCGATTCGTAAAAGTGAGACAGCATGGTTGGACAAAGAGGATCCTATTGTCCGAGATATTATGGACAGATGTCTCGCACATACGGATCGACCATTCGTGAATTGTGAACAGTTACAGGTGCTTCGATATGAACCTGGTGGATTTTATAAACCTCACCAAGATGCATTTGAAAATGATAAGAATATGAGAATGTACACATTCATTTTGGCACTGAATGATGACTATGAAGGTGGTGAAACTATATTTCCAAACTTGAACAAAGAGTACAAACTCGAGAAGGGTGATGCCCTTTTTTTCGATACTCTCGACAACTACGAGTTTATGACATCCAAGGCTTTACATGGTGGGAAACCTGTAAAGTCTGGGGAGAAATGGATATGTAATTTGTGGGTCAGGAAATATCCTTATGGCTGAACTTCACCACGGTCAATGAGCTTCTTACGGTTCTCCAAGTGAAGTCCCTCGACGAGAGCCTTGTTTTCGGCACCATAGGGTACCGCGTAGCCCTCATCACAGAGCCACTTGTTCACATTGGTCCAGGTGCCATCTTCACATACCCAAACCTCGGCGAGAACGCGACCAAACTTACCCCTAGAGTCAGCCTCCGGGCACCTGAGTTCGATTTCTACATCATCCTTCTCAGATGCAACCGCCTTCAGACACCATTCCTTGAGCTTCTTTTTGGAGAGGAGACCGAACTTCTTCTCTTCGAGGTCGCGGGTTCTGGACTCTGGTGTGTCAATCCCTAGAAGGCGAACGCGTTGCTTTGTGCACACATCAAAACCTAGATCAATATTTACATCAATTGTGTCACCATCGACAACCCTCTCAAGGGAAGAGACCCGGTACTTGAAGTTACAAGATTCAACGTTGTAAGAGGACATCTTATAACAATCTATATACTTAAAACTTTAATACCTCCATAAAGTATGAAATGTATCGCAACTTTTTCTGAAAATAATCTGTACAAAATTAAATTAGCAAAAACTCGAGTGAATGTTCTAAACGGATTGTACCATCGACCACCCATACGACGAGAACCGATTGTACCTGATAACCCGAGACTTCGTCTACGGTTCAAGGAAGCCATAGAAGAAGCACAGGAGATATGCGAAGAGGACACCACCTCCGAGGCGTGTCACTGGGCGTGGTACGAGGTGGATGAGTTGGAGGATTCCATCATGCGTCGATGATGACTGTGGGTGGTTCGTCGTCGTATCCATAAAATTTGATAGAAACCCCATAGAGTTCATTGAGTCTAGGGTGTAGGTCCTCATTTATGAACCATTTCCATTCACGTAAATCTGTAGAAAAGTATTCACACTTATCCTCCCCGAAGGCGCGTTTGAGAAGGAAGTCTTCGTAGCGAACCTCTTTCATGAGTGAGAAAACCCCTTCGGGGACGGGGACTGTACCTTTTTTCACTGCGTCGAATATGTCGATGATGTAGTACCCACGTGCATCGCAGATGATATTCACTTGCATATCCGGGAACCCCTTGATAAATGATTCAAAGTCGGCGTTGCTCGGGAGAGTTGTGAAAATTGTCGGACCAACTTCATCGGGAATCACCTGTAGGAGTGAAGGGTGTGTATGATACGCTACTGGTGCATCAGACCACTCTTCCTCGAGAACACTCGAGTCTATTCGAGCCCTCTCTTTGGAAGTCACGTAGGTGAGACCCTTGTAATTCATACACCTATCGTACTTAACTTTACCTCCATATTCCCACCTATTCTTCGACGACATTTTGCTCACAGATTTCAAATCTCTCACCACGATTTTTGTAATGTGTAACCTGTGTGCGGTCATC